AACACAGGAAGTATTCTTGACAGTAAGCCTTGTGACTTTGCATCTTCTGGCAAGTTATCAACAAACTGTTCTGGTGTTGCACATGCAATCCAATTCAAGCAAGGACCTTCGATAATATATTCCCCCGCTGTTTTTGTTTTATGACTATAAGATTCTTTACTATCCCACATGTCCGTCATAAACATTTGAAGATATCTTTCACTCCTGCCCATGAACGTACCAAACTCAGATGTAACTAAAGACAAGGATGAATCAAAGAACTGTTCTTGACGTGGATTGCTTAAACGTAAATCCATGCGTGTTATCTTTGTCATGTCAACCGCTAATTTTTCTGGAGTGATTCTATCTTGAACAAGATATAAAGGAAATTTTCTTAATCCATATTGATCAAGACCTGTGTTAAAGTTATGGTCATCTTCTTGTGTACCCACAGGTGTAGTAAGCCTGTTAAATACTTTTGTAAAAGGAAGTATCAAGCTTACGGATTTATTGCGCCCCGCTGACGCAATAAGTATTATAAATAAATTAGAACCTATGTCATAATTGGGCATGGGAAACCATACTCGTCTTCCCAACGCGCCTGCCACGGAAGAAAGCGCCGTCCATCTTGCGAAAGGTTTAGGTATAGGACTTTTTTTGACGGCATCAATACATGCCCCCACATAATCGGTATAATTTCTTGTCATTATTTATCATCTAGAAACTTAATGTTTTCTTGGGGTATATGGACTACTTTAATTACTTTAGCTTTAGTTTCAATCCACACATTTCCATCTTTGTTTCTTATTAATGAAGGTCCCTCTATCTCTGCCTCATTGCATATGGTAGAAAATTCCCCCTCTTTTACCATTATCTTTCCGTCTTCCACATATATTTTTTTTATTTCATCCATGATTTCATATCCTTCCATGTGTAACCAACCTCAACTGAAGAAGGTATAATCATTTCTCTTCCCTTAATTTCCAAAGGGTTATTCATCTGCTCCAAAACTTGAGGCATTAAGGTGTCTAGTTTGTCAATGTTACATTGACCAAGAATAGCGTCATGCACTTGTGCCAATATATCCAAACCTTCATGTCTTAAATTCTTCCACACTTTTAACAATCCTAGGTTAAGCAAATCTCCTATCGTTGATTGAGGAACATAAGCAATTGCTTCTCTCAATGTGGAGTTATCATTTAACCTACTCCAAAATTGTCTGCGTCTTCCCATGGGTGTAATCAAGCAACCCGTTTGTTTTAATTCATTAGAAACTTCCGTATGCCAGACACGTATTCCAGGAAACGCCCCTTTAATTTTTACAAGTTTACCTATAATCTCTCCCGTGTCTATCAATTCTTTAAAGCCTCCCTCTTTATCTTGCTTGTGCCATCGTTCCAAAGAAGCCAATGGTATCACACCACCAAAATAAAGCAACTGAAATCTTGTCGCATGTGACACTTTTATTTTTAAATGTTTTGCCAATGTAGTAGGAGATACACCATAATTTGTAGCATGTCCCGCTCGTTTACACATATCACGATAAGTAAAATGCAAGTAGTAAGGTTTATTAGCAAGCTCTTTATTTTGTGCAAGATCATCAGACCAACCTAAGTTGGGCCACACCATCTTCACAACCTCAGTATGCAAGTCCGTACTCTCGCATGCGTTTATGTAATTTGCATCGCCCGCAATATAAGCCGTAACTCTTGATTCCGCTTGTTCCAGATCAGCATAGAACATTATCTTTCCCTCATCGGGAATAAATATGGAACGCAATTCCTTTGTAACATTTTGTAAATTGGTTCCCGTTCGCCATGGACTTCCAGATGATGACCACCTGCCCGTCTCCGTGCCTGCCACATTATAAGAACAACGTATCCTTCCGTCCTCATCCCGCTTGGAATCCAAGACAGAAAGCTGTTTGGTTATATCACGCAACGCAAGTATGGTATGGCAAAAAGGTTTGGCTCTTGGATAAAATTCCCCGAGCTGTTCAAGCGCCGCTCTGTCCGTGGATATCTTTTGCTTGCCCCCTTTGTACGATACAACGGGTGGCAGTCCCAGATATTCATATAAAATTTTCTTAAGTTGAACGGGACTGTTATGATTTAAATCCTTTTCCCAAACAGATTGGGAAAACAAATTAAGCATGCGTTCAAGCTTCAATCTTCTTTCCCTTAGAATTTTCTTTCTTGCCACTACCTCTTTCTCATCCACACGTAAGCCACGCAACATCATGTCCATTGCTGGCTGTAAACTATCTAGTTCAAATAGATATGTTTTTTTAGTGAGTCCGTCAAATTCCTTATGTACTTTATCCCATATCTCATATGTTAAAGCACAATCAAGGGCACAGTAAACCCATTCCGTCTGTTCATCCGATAAATTTTGCTTACTTATTTCTATGTTTTTTATTATCTTCATTCGCTAACTCTCCTGCAATTGCTGAGTACCCCACCATATCAATGTATGTATCGGCACTCGGATTTCCAAACTTGGCTCTTGCCACCTTTAATAATAACATGAGGATAGAAACATCATGTGCAGATATAGGATGGTCCAGATAAGCAGACCAAAGACGAGAAATGTTTTCATGATTCTCCTTTTTATTTCCGTACTCGTGTTCCCTTTTTCCGCTCAATAATTTTAAAGCGATCCTTAAATTTTCTTCTATCTTTATTATCATGCACCCTTTCCACTAAATCATTCAGTTCTTTTTTTGTTCTTATGGAATCTAAATCTGCCAAATCACACACTAAATCAAATTTATCTTGCTCATTTTCAAACCATTCCCACGCATTTATGTGCGCCTTCTTATCTTCTTTTCCGTTGCCCGTGTATATTAAATCCTGCAACAACTGATCCAAAGCTGCTCGCCAAAGACGGACATAGGATTCCGTCTCCTGCCAATTATCGTCAACAGACTTTGCCGTAAAAAAGTTTGGTCGCTTCACTATTCATCAGCTTTTGTGCTCTTTGAGAACTTGGCTAATGTCTTCCATGCACCTTCATTAGTGTATATGGAGCCTAGAAATGCCAAACCTTTTTCCATTTCGGGTTGCAAAGCATGATGTGCATGCATGGTATCATGTATAAGTCCCTTGACTTTTATATTATTTTTAAATGATAACCATGACACATCATACGTTTGATTCTGTGCAACCTTAACTATATGTTCGTCTTCCAATAAATCCTTAACCCATGCCCATGCTTTAACCTCATCTTCGGGTGACCAATAATTTTTAAAATGTGGGTTGGGCATCCAGAATGGTACAACAATGGCGTGTCTTAAAGAGGGGGCAAACCCAATACACCTAGTCTGCCCTTCTGCTGTTTCTATATCGAAAGATAATGGATTGAGTGCGCTACATGTATCTATATATTTGTCTTTAAATATATGTAGATCATCTATGGTAGGTTCAATCCATAACTTTCTGTTTATGTAATTAATATTTTTATTCTCTGATTCTCTTTTGGCTTTCTTAAAATCTGAAAAGAGATGCGCTCTAAAATCATAGTTCCTTACTACCGTATGCGAAGGATAGGTAGTTATTATTTTAAATTCTCTATTTAAATGGGGAGTGTTGGAAGGTATGATAGCGCCACGATATGTTTTAACCTTATCAAATCCCGTTAACGCCCACAATGAAACGCCTCCCATTGCTATAATAACATTGGGATTTGTTTCATTGAGTTCATTGTGCAAACGTTGCAAGTCTTGCTCCATCTCCTGCTTGAGGTAACCTAAGGTGGTATTTGGGTAGGAGGAGCGCCACTCACTCTCTTTGCACAAAGCCTTATATTCAGATCTCTTGTGAAAAAAATTCTGGGGGTTGTCTTGCGCAGGCTTTAATTGAAAAGTGTGGGTGAGCATGCAATCTTCGATTTGTATCCCCGTCATTCTACAAATTTTGTTAATAATAAAATCGCCTGCAAGTATTTTATTTAGACGTACCTCATTGGAAGAAGGGAAGTCCATCACGATAGCGATCTTCGCCCCTTCCTTTAACTGAGAAGGAACACGTCTCCTTACAGCATACTCACCCATGATATATTAATGCTTAGTCAATATTCTAGATACTGAAGCTTGCAATATATCTTTGTTGCGACCAACCATTTCGTGTTTAATAATACCACTATATGTTTGGCCGATAGTTTGTTCAAGCATTTCTCCAAAGGAATTACCACTCATACCGAGTGTCTTTGTTAGAAAAGCTTTAAGTGAAATCACAGGATTACCCTGTCTAAGTGCTTTTTTGGTTGCCCAAAATTCCAACCGAGTGCCGTCACAGTTTTCTAAATCCGCGTCAGTAATATCAGATTCTAAAACTGCTTGTGCTTTACAGTTGAGACGCACAATTTGGTTTTGATTTTCACCAACTCTATCCGTACGATAACTTG